AGGCATCTGCCACTGTACCGGCGCCCACTCTCTCAGGTATGCGTTTGCTGTATGCGCGTCCATTTTGATAGGAAATGCATTGGCTTGTGGAACCTTGGCGGGGACTTCACATGAATTTTTAGTCCACGTCAAGGTCCATCATCAAATTATTTTCGTACATAGTAACCTCCTGGAGAATGTCCGCAAGTATCTGGGCATTCTCAAGCAGATTGAAACGCTGTTCGCGGTTCGCGGCGTTCCTGATGCGGGTCATGACGCCATGAATCATATCGAGGACTTCAAGGCGGTTAGACATCGCGTGCGTTTGGGGTGCCGAGGGAGACCGGACGCGAAGCCTGGGCCGAACAGAACACGTTTTTTACACAAACTCCACTTCAGCGACCCAGTCGTTGCCCACGAGCACCTCCTCATTGATACCCACGGGCGGCCACCCCGCGTAGCCGTGACCCCCAGCCGTCTTGGGGTCGTGACGGGTGATCACTATTCCACCCTCGAGCCACATAACAGCGCTGCGATAACTCGTGAGAATATTGAGCTCCTTACCCCCGAGGCCTTCAGGGGTATGCTCGAGACGTGGCGTCTCGTCGGCATCTAGGCAAGCGCGAATAGCCTCCCACTCCCCTACGTTAGGGGTCGGGCGCAGGTTGCCGATGGTGATAGGGCGGAAGCTCAGAAACTTGACGTGGGTAGCCATGGCGTTTGTTGGGTGACTTGTGGTTACCCGGACCCGATCCTGGCAGGCACAGGACGCGTTTTTTAGACCAGCTTGCGCTTGTACGTCTTGACACTCGTACCGTTTGCGTAACTCCTAACAAGCTGCGACTTGTTATTGTTATTCGTCAAGACCCAGTTGTTCTTGTTTATTTTATTCGTCACGTTCGTCCCGTTACTATTGCGCCATTCAGTGTTGTTCACGAGGTACATATGCTCTTTGGTGGCATTGCGCTTACGCTTCACACCCGCCCGAGTCTTGGCGCGCGTCCCGAGGATGCCTCTGAGTTGGTTTTCGTTCACGGTCAGTCCAGCCCTTTCAGCATGGTTTCTTAATCTTTTTACGAATTCTGAATTAGAATTAGAATTTCTCCAAAGGTAGGTGAACATGTTCTTCGAAACGGGTGTGGGAAATTTAGCAGCCAATTTCCTTCTAAAATTCCTAAAGTTGGTCCCGGCCTTGTTGACCCTGAAACCCTCGGATCCCACTTTGCGATTTACTATACGCATAGCGTGATTAAAAGATCCAGCCTCGTTGACGATCTTCTGCAACGCGGTGGCGTTGAGGAAAGGGCGCGTGGCATATTGCCTCTTGGCCTCGGCGGCAATTCTAGGCGCGAACCGTTGACGGGCCTCCGAAGTGTTCATGAAATTCCCGCCGGCGTGTGGACCATAGTTATACTCCAACTCGCGTAGTTTCTCCTTGTTGGCATTGGTCAGGGGGCGGTAGGCTAACAGACAGTATGGCGCGATTATGTTTGTATAGTCCTTGCGCGTGTACAAAAGGACGTCGAAGACCATCCGTTTTGCTCTATTTGGTCTGTAATTGACTTCGACCGAGCTAAGTGCCCTCTTCACCCTTCCATTGAGCCACCATGAGCACTCCCTGAAATTCACGGGATAATTTGAGTCGTTAATATATCCTTGGCCATTACGGATGCTACAGGTCCACACGTGTGGTTGCCCCGTGGAATTTTCAGCGGGCTCTACGTACACAACTGCCCCCGTGAGTTCGTACTTGCCTTTTATAAGAGGCAAGTCGCCTTCTGGTAGAGGGAGTCCTGAATAGTATCTCTTGGTATATTCACCATGGACCAGAAGTATAGGGTTCGTCCACTCGGCAGGGAACTTGTATTGGTGGTCGGAACTTTTCACAATTCTGTATTCAGCGCCGCGCCGGAACCCCAAGTGCGTTAGGATGGTCGCAAGTTCCAGATGGGGCCACCCACCAGCCACCCCTTTGGCTTCACGAGTCGGCTCATTTTTCCACTTGATATTCTTTAACAGGTACGCGTTGAGGCCCGATTTAGGAATGAGGGATCCCGGGCCGCCCACTGCGCATATGTACTGGTTGAGGAATTTCCAAAAGTAAATTCGGGGCGTCTTGTTCATTTTCATGTACGGGCATGGAACCCCGATATTTGAATTGAAATAGGACTTCTGCTTCGGGCCTAGACCAGGATAAACCCGCCTGAGCTTGTCCCATAGAACCTTCAGACCGTTGTCTGACGTCAGAAATATGTTCAGCGCCGAGTTGAACCAGCACGTACCGCCCGTCTGACCCAAGCCTATGTTCATTACTATACACTAGGGAAAGTTATCCGCGGCCGTCTTATCGTCCCGGACCTCTACAAAGACCGGCAGGAACAGTGACTTCAGACCCGTCTTCTTGTCGTCGATCAGTGCATTGTACTTGACGGCCACAATTTTGCCCAAGAATTCAGAGGGGTCGCATGACCGCTCCTCGTCATCGAGGCCCGTACCGACCGCCGACTTGACCTTGCCGTCAGCCGACTCGACCAGTAGCGACCCAATTTTGCCCTCATATTTGCCCGCCCCTGGCAGGAACCCAGTGACGCGCAAGTCCGCCTCCAGCTCAGCCTTCATCTTGACCTGGTGCTTGACCCGCTTGTCCTCCCATGGGCCCTTGGGGTCCTTGAGGACCAGCCCCTCCTCACCCTCGGCCAACTTCTTCTGGTACAACTCCTGCGCCTCCTCCATGGAGGTGACGATGTAGGTCACGACGGGCTTGACGAGTCGGCCATGACCGAGCATCGACGTGCGGTCCAGGTACCCCATGCCGTACCGACCCTTCCGGAAATCCTCAAGGGGAATGATGTCCCAGATGACCGCCCGGATCTGCTTAGACAGCTCGACCGTACCCGTACCCTTCTGGAACTTGGTCAAGAGGCCGTTGCCCGTCTTGCGGTCGAGGGGGCGGCCGTCAGATCCAACCACGAGCAGCTCGCCATCCAATACAGCAGGCCAGGGCTTGGTCATATTGAGCACGTCCTCGTCAAGCACACCGAACAGGTCGAGCTCCTTGCCCGCGCGCGTACGGTACGACACCTGGCCCTTCTCGCAGATGGCGTTGAAGCGCATGCCGTCCATCTTGGTCTGGGCGATGCATGGGAACTTGATTTTCGTTTTGTCGTTTAGTGGGCTGACCAGCATACAGGGATAGCTGAGCTTCAGGTCCGGCCAGATCTTTTCGACCGTCGCCTCGCTCACACCACACTTGAGGTTGCGGCCGAGAATGCGCCGAAGAACCTCGCGGTCGTCGGGCTCGAGGCACGTCAAGAGGCGGTGGACGTGGGTAGTGGCGGCGTTTCCGCGCAGTGCGCGCGTCGCAAGGTGCGTTTTGATGGATTCGAGGGCATCACTCAGGGTCCATACGTCTGTACCCTCGCGCGCCACACCCACATCGGGTAGCTTTTTAATATAGAAATTCACGAGGGGGTCGAGGGTCAAGCGACAGACTTCCTTGAAGACGGGGTCGGTCGCGTGAGCCTTGAGGATCGCCTCCTTCTCAAGGCGGCCGGAGGCGGCTTCGAGCTGGTGGAGGATATGGAGAGCCATGTTGGAGGTGATTTGACTATAGGGGTTCGGGGGCTGGTTGGGAGAGGACACGAATTTTCACGCCCTACAGTAGGATGGCCTGCCCTTTCAAAAATGCTCTCGGAGTTCCAGGACAGGGTTTTCATTCCATGCGGTTCATGGGGGTGGCAGTCGGCGACACCGTCGGTACGATTGTCCTGGCCCTCCTCATATCTCGCAATTTTGGATTAGAATTCATTCCGACCCTCCTCTTCCTCTTCATCCTCGGGGAGGTTCTTCATTGGTATTTTGGTGTGGACACGGCCGTATTGAGATTTCTCGGAATCACTGATACATGCGAAGGACCTCCTTGATCACCTCATGCCTCTCGATGTCGGCCTCCGTGAATTGAACGTGTTGAATATTTTCAGAGTCGGTCAATTTTAGAATTAAATCGGAAAGTCCATTGTGCTCGAACCCCCGATCATGCTGCATGACGTCTCCGGCAATTACCAATTTTGAATTAAAACCGATCCGAGTCAGCAGCATCTTCATCTGACTCGGGGTGGAATTTTGCATCTCATCACCGATGATCCAAGCATCATCAAACGTACGGCCTCGCATATAGGCCAGGGGGCACACTTCAATCTTACCCTCGTCCATCATCATCTTAATCTCTTTGGGTCGGAAGTGCCGCGCAAGGGCATCAAACATGGGGCGGGTCCATGGGCTCATTTTCTGATCTAAATTGCCGGGCAGGAAACCATGCTGCTCATCGACACTCACCGCCGGACGAGTCAGGACCAACTTCGAGACTCCCCCACGCTGGAGGGTTTTCGATCCAATATTGCACGCCAAGAGGGTCTTGCCAGTTCCGGCCGGGCCAGAACCAATCACTATGGGTACACGGGAAGTGAGCAAGTCCATGTAGCGACGCTGTGCAAGGTTCCGTGCATTCAACATCCTTGGTAGTCATTACACATATGATATCCTTAATACGACGAGTAAATCTGTCCAAGGGGCGTCAGAGTCCCGTCGTCATTGAAGAGGGAGGATGTTCCCATCTTGGTATCGGACAGTGTGCGGGTCTTCCACGTGTACTTCTCCACATACGGCCTAGACTCTAGACCGGCACATGCATCCTTCATGAAGGTTTCGACGAGCGAAACCGGAAAGCCTCCAGGGAACTTTCCCGACCAGTCGGCCACCGCAAACTCCGTGACCCAGATCGGCTTCTGGTACTTGGCGTAGATGGAGTCGATCATGGCCAGAAATGAGGCGGCATTCGGTGGGGCGTACCAGTGGACGCACACAAAGTCGAAGGAGCCGCCAAGGGAGACGAACTGGTCCAGCCACGACCCGAGCTTGGCGGGGTTGGCGGCCGTCGCCGGGCTTCCGAGGCGCTCGCCCACGTAGATGACGCTCGGCCACGCGTTCGCAGCCTGCTGAGGGGTCAGGTTCGACTGGGCCGCACCATCAGGCTCGTTGAATCCCAGAAGGACCGGGGCCTTGGCTGTTGATGAGAATTTTGAAATAGAACTGGTTCCCCAACACATGGGCGTAAAGGGGAGGTCCTCGAGACCAGGGACGGCCGTTGGACCCCACGTGTAGTACCAGGTGGGGTTCAGCGACTTGATTTTAGGGACGATAAGGGGGTCACTTGATGAAATGACCGCCCCTTTCTTTGACATTCTTACTATTGGCTACTATTTTACTAGGCCAGATATACTCCGGATACTCCTCCTGTGAGACATCGAACATGTAATAGCTCGGCATCTTGCGGTTGAGGCTCGCTTGGTGTGAGAGGTGGAGCGGCTCCCAACCCCACCACCACGGCGGCAGAGGGTTTCGGCACGTCGGCAACTTCTTCATGTTGTTCTTGTATCCACGGGCTATCCACTCGTCAATACAAGCATTGCAGTACTTGGCCAGGAAGCACGTGTGGCCTTTCCACATGAGTGTCGCCGGATGGTTGACCCAGCCTTTCGTGAGACCCTGAAGTGCTCTCCAGATCTGGTAAGCCTCCACACGCTGCTTCCCTAAACGAGATCTATCAAGCGCCTTCACGCACGCATCTATATCAGCATACGGGGCGAAAGTCATCATGCCTGACGGTAGACAGCCTTGCCAGCCCTGGTCTCTACGTGCTGAAGACGGCCGTCAGCTATCATCGCCTTAATAGTCTCCACGAAGGGTTCATTCGACTTGGGGCGGGAGATCCGCTCTAGGCACAGCTTGCACCGGCAGGGAGTGTTCGGCATCCTGAATCTCTATGAGTTTCGCAGACAAATATATACTCAGGTCCAGAGCCTCCTCCAGCGCCTCCCTGACCCAGTCGTAACCCGAATTTTTGAGGAGGCCGTGTCCGTACTGTGTACGGCCCTTCTCCATACGGGACTCTATGAGACGAATGATTTCTTGGTTTGACTCCATTTGAATATTACACTTTACTCATCTCTAAACCACATCCACAAACTCCACACCCACCTCCGTCCCCATAGTCACCAGACCCTTGACGTCGCTCTTCACCGTGATTAAAAGCACCTGGCCGTCGTAGTTCATGAGCACCTTCTGACCCTTGGTCAGCACTTGGCCCGCAAAGTGAGTCCGGAAGGCGTTTGCCAGGGCCGTGATATCCTGTGGGACCGGGGCCACGTTCAGCTTGAGCCACTCGGCCTGGACAGTCAGGGTCCGCAGATCGAATTCGCGCATAGGGATCATAAAGTCCTCGATGCCGATGAGGTCACCTGCGAACTTGTTGATGAGGCGGCGCTGGATGGCGTTGAGTGCCACGCGTCCCTGTTCGATGACCGGGTGGGGGGCGCAGCGGTAGACATTGTCACCCATGGTCACATAGGCCGCACGGGCGTCCGAGGGGTGGACGTAGATGTAGCCCGTCATGGCCAGATCCTGGGAAGGCATGTTGACAATGAGAAAGGTGGTCGGGGCCATCTGGACTTTGGGTCTGAGTGACAGTCTCCTCTGCATCACTGGCTTAGACAAGACACGTTTTTTAAAGGCATGCTCGGATTGATTTTTGGCCTCATTTTGGGAACTTTGCTAGGAAGGGCCTCCATGAAGACCCCCCAAGTTCCGAAAAGTGATGCGGGTGTTCAGTCTTCAGAAGTTTGGACTGAACCAATTTTGATTCCAAATTCAAAAAAAACTTTTAGGCCGACCCTCCTAAACTTTTGGGGGCCGGACTCGTGAAAGGAGAGGCACAGGACGACCTGTGGTCGTCCTGGGTACTAGTACCTATCAACATCTAGTACGTTAAATTGTAGCAAAAGGTCGTTGTAGACCTTGAAGATGTTGGGGTGCTTCAGGGTCTCCATACCACCGTTCATATAGAAAATGGTCAAATCCTGATGGCGGCTCGAATACTCCATCCAGCGAATCTGAGAGGGGTCAACGACGTAGATGGTTTTTCCATCCTTGATTGCAAACGGGGGCATTTCTATTTTTACTAGGACCGAGGTCCTTAAGTCTAATGGAGTTTTACTAACTGCTTGGCCGCCAGCGTGTCGGTGTAGAACAAACGCGCCTTGGCGGCGAGGTTCTGGAAGGTCGGCTGGTTCTTCTTCACGAGGGCAGTTCCGGTCTGGTAAATGGACTCGAAGCCGGTACACTCGACCACAAGCTGGAACTTGGAGGCGTTCGGGACGCGGAAGACCCGTGGGTTCACAGGGACGTAGGGTGCGAACACAAGGACAATGAGTTTGAAGAGTTGCAAATACATTTTGGTCATTACACGGATATCCCCTTTAACGAAGGGATAGCATATACTGTGTGGAGCGCACGAGGGCCACAATCTCGTCCTGGATGTTGCGCAGATACGAGTCGCGCGGGAGCTTCAAAGCCCGGATCTGCGCCAGGAGTGACCTGAAGTAGAGCTTGGGGTTCCGGGCGATCGTCTTCCGGCCGTACTTGATCTTACGGAACCGGCCGTACTTGCCCATTACCGCCTCGGCATACGCGTCGAGCAGGGGAACGATGCCCTCATAGTACGCCTGAAGAGCCTTGTGCTCGGCATACGACTTGGTCGTGAGGTGGAACGAGTGGGCCTGGGTTCGGGAGTTCATAAGGAGACCGACGAATTTGGGAGCGTTCATTATAGTTTGCACAGACTATTCTAGCGGACCGGCCTCAGAGTTTTCGGGAGTTGAGGTACTGGCTAACCTCGTTGAACTCGTACTCGAGACGGCGACGGCAAGCAGGGTGCGAGGGGTCGGTGATGCACCGGCGCCAGGTGCGCTGCAGGACCTCACAGTTGTGGTTGGCCATGATCATCTCGGTCCTGAGTGGTGCATAGATGACGCGGTTGTAAACCTCCATGGTATTATCCAAGACGCGTTCAATATGCAAATCAGGAACCTCTGGCCAGGGTACGTTCATGGATACCCACACCACATTCTGGATCAAAATTCGACAATGCTCCAGGATGGCGGTGACCGATGGAACAGGCGAGTACCTGTGGGTCATGTCCTCAAAACTCATGTCTATGACCCGCCGGATAGCTTCGTTATCTTGGTCGGATAGGCGGTCTAGTTCGTTCCACTCAACCATATGAGTGTTCATAAGCAGCTGAATCTCCAGGGCCGCCCGCAGGTCCGTCTCAAACTCATCGAGCTGTACGTCCACTCCGCCGGTGGACTTGCGCGGAGCGCGGGGCATTGCCATTTGCCTTTCTTTTCGGCCTTGGCGGGCTGGCCCGGGTAGCACCCGAATTTTTAGGAGGCTCTCCCTCGGCCAATTTACGAACTAAATTGGAAGCACTATTCGTGTTGAGACCGGCTGCGGTAAGTTCCTTGAGAATTCTATCCTTTGTCTTGTTCGTGGGGGTTCCATGATAGAAGCTCAGGTTCCCACGGTTCAAGAGGTTTTGGAGTGACCCAGGTATTTTTGGAATCAAAATGTTGGTCACATAGTTTTTATTGGCATTCATGTTCCGTAGGGCATTCTTCACGAGCCGGATATAGTTGGTGTTTGTCATATAGTTTTTGGTCTTTACCATCAGGTTTCTCGTGTATGTGCCGCTTTCCAGGTTGAACTTGATGACCCGGCCCTCCTTGGACATCTCACCGGCCGCCACGATGACCCTGCCCTGATTTCTCACGGGCAATTGGAAGTGGCGTGAGCCCGCCTCCAAAAGATTATGGACCCGGACGAAACTCTTGTGGTACCTGTTGGTCTCGGGGTTGTACTCGATGAGGTACAGGTACACGCCGTCCGGGAGGGTCAGTGC